TTGAGCGTTAGTAACACCTAATCCATCGGGAGTATTTAATTTAATAGCTCCTGTTTTATCAACAGCACCTTCACCACCATGATAAGCAGCTAATGTTTTATCAACATCACCATTATATTGATTGTAAAGATAGTCAACAATTTTTTCACCAGCTTGTTTGTTTTGATTTGGGCTATTAATATCCCATTCTTTAGGAATAATGCCTCGATTAACATAAGTTTCCCATGTAGCTGGAGTAATTTGCATTGGACCTAATGCTCCATTTACGCTAGGTTTGGGATTTAATCCTGATGAGCTTTCTTGTCCAAAAATACCTTTTTTAACAGTTTGTAAAACATCATCATTTTTTAATTCAGGTTTATTTGTAGGTGCTGAAACTGGAACTGGGGGAGCAACTGGATTATATAAAGGATTTTTTGAATTTTCAGTTAATGCTCTATATTCTTTAGGTGTGAGTGTTTCTTCATGACCTTCATGAGTAATAGGATCAACAATCCAATAAGTTTGTTGTTTAAGGCTTTCAGCATTATTTTCAAAATCTTGACGTTTTTCAGCAGCTTTTTGAATAATTTCATTTTTTAATTTTAAAGCGGCATCAATATCCCCTGCATTCACCATATCATTAATTTGTTTTTGTGCATACGGAGGTATAACGGAAGCCGCACCACCAGATACTACATTTTGAGTTTGATCTCCTATAGTACCTACACCTTGTGAAATATTAGGCCCACCAGAAAGTGAATTTCTTAATAGATTTTGTTGTGCTTGAGAACCTTTCATAGCTGCCATATCCATTAGCATAGCAAGACGATCTTTGCGTTCTGTTTCTTGTTGTTGTCTTAATGCAAGTTGAGCATTAGATGCTTCACCATGTAAATTAGGAATAGCTGCAGCACGTGCTGCTTGCATTCTATTTTGCCAATCAGTAAATTCATTATTACGTAAATTGTACTGATCTTGTAAATTTTTATAAATTTGGTCTGATGATGATTGATCTACTACAATTTTTTTACCACCAGGGCCTGTGATTGTAGTAAGACCTCCAGATGGAGTTGAGGATGATGATGTAGTTGAATCAGAAGTTGGAGTAGCAGATTCAGTAGGTTTCTTTGCTAAGTTTTCTAAACCCATTAAAGTACTGATACCCGATAGTCCTGATAAAAAATCTAATCCCATAATATATTTTCCTAATTAACTATTATTCCTGGTGCATTTGGATCAAACGTTTGTGTTGAGTCCGTTGTTGGGAGAGCATTTGGATCATATTCGCCTCCAGATGAATCTGTTTGACCTGTTGTATTAATTTGACTCATATCCGGATTAGTAGAAGCTGCACCTGATGGATTACTTGGATCATAAATAAGTGTGCCACCTTGGTAATATTGACCCGTTGGTGAAATAGATGTACCATCAGAGAAGTATTGCCAACCATATCCTGGTTGACCTTCAGTTGAAGTATTTGGAATAGAGGATACTGCTCCAGTTGATGGTGAAGTATTTCCAAATAAAGATCCCAAAATGCCAGTAACAGCATTACCTGCCGCACCTACCATTTGACCTGGAGTCATGCCAAGATAATTACCTAATGATTGAAGTTGTGATAAAGGTGATAATGAAGCTGATTGCGTTGTTGTTGTAGGAACTTGTGTAGCACCTAAAATTTGAGATAAGTTTTTAACTCCTGCTAATGGAGCATTTTGTTGTGCTTGACCTAAAGTAGTTTCTGCTGCAGTTCCTTGAGCACCAGCACCACTTAATCCTGTAGCTGCATTAATACCAGTTTGTTGATTAGCTAAAAAAGCTTGATATTCGCCAGGCAACATTTGAGCTTGAGCATTAGCAATTGCTGTATCTGCAGCTGTTTGATTACGAAGACTACCAAATTGACCACCTGAAATAGATGCTGCATCAGATGGAGCTACTGTTTGAGGAATAAGTTGTTGAAGTTGTTGTTCATTAGCTTGAAATAATCCGCCTAATGGAGTTGCAGTATTAGGAATAACTGCACCTGTCGCTGGATTAGTAATCCATGGACTTGTTGCAGCTGTTTGCGCAATTGAACTTAAAGTACCTTGAGCTTGTGTAAATGGATTAGATGCTCCTGTTAAATTACTAACAGCAACACCACCCGCTGTATTTTGGAATGAAGGTACTTGACCTGCAGCAGAAAGAGCTTGATTAACATTATTTTGTTGAGCTTGGTCAAACCAAGCTGGCATCGTGGTGGTCTGTGCGGTGGTATCAGAGATTAAACTATTAATTCCAGACATTATTTTTCTACCTTAGTTTTTGATATTTCTAAATAAGTTAATGGACCTTTACTGTCCGGAGGTAATTGATTTACGTCATGTTTAGCTTTATGTTCGCGAATTGTTTTCAAGAATTCATCTAATACTTTTGAACCACTATCATTACTACCGTTACCTAAAGACGAGACCACGTCCGCAGGAATAACAAATTCACCATTAGCCAACATAGCCGGTACGCTATCAGAAGTACCATCACCATCTCCCTGAACGTATCTATGTTTTAAACCGCCTTCACTGTAGAATTGTGGGATATGGTTTTCTGAAGATTGATGATCTTCTTCAACGCGATGACCTTCAGCATAAGCGCCAAAACTAACTGGAGCTGATCCCATGATAGAAGGAATTGCACTAAATACGCCACCTAATTCACTTGCAGGAATTGAAGTTGCTTGTGTTAAACCCGGAGTTAAATTGATTCGATTACTTGATGTATTATTAGGTGTTTGAGATTGAGCACCAACACCTGTTGTATTAGCAACTTTACCTGTTGTTCCTGTAGCACCAGTAAGAATATGTCCAATTGTGTTTGCAGTATTCCCTAACATACTATTAAGAAAACTTTGAGCTGCAGAATTTCCAGCAGTATTAGCAAGTTGTCTAGCTGTAACGCTAATTTGATCTACTCCTGTTGGAGGAGTCCAACCACCACCACCAGGTTCTGTAGGAGTGCCAGTAGATGGAGCTCCAATATCTGTAGGACCTCCAGTAGTATCAGTAGTTGTACCGCTACCATAAGGGCTGCCTGTTGTATCAGTTGGTGTTGTTGTAGTTTCTGCAGTTCCTGTTTGACCTACTGAACCTTGAGATGGATCATAGCCACCACCCGATGGTTCTACTTGACCTGTGGTATTAATTTGCCCCATGTTAGGACCACCAGTAGTATCAGTAGTTGTACCACTACCATAAGGGCTGCCTGTTGTATCAGTTGGATTTGTTGTAGTATCTGCAGTTCCTGTTTGACCTACTGAACCTTGAGATGGATCAATACCCAATACATCTGTTATACCAGGAACAATATCACTTCCGGGAATAAAATCACTACCTGGTATAAAACTGTCAGCCATTACTGCTCCAATACTATCGAATAAGTTGTTTCAAAATGATTTGCGCCGAGTCTTTTTAGTATCTTACTAAAATCATTTTTTGGTTTAATACCAATCAAAACTCTTTGCGGTTTACGTTTTTTAATTACAGATAAGCTCCATTTAAGGAACTTATAGCCAAATAATCCTTTACGATACTCTGGCAAAATAAATAATAAATCTGATGATGCTGTTAAAACTGATTTAAAATGTAATGCTTTAAATAAAATCCAAGTATGATATCCAATTAATTTACCATCATCACGAATAGTTAGAATCTCTAACATATTTTTATTTTCCATGACCTGATATTGTTGAACATTTAAGTCATGACTAATTACATCTTGACGTTCAGAAACTTCTTTATGGTGCTCATCAAATAAAGGGTATGCGTCTTTAAAAAATGATGAAACGGTCTCTTTTTGGTATGATATCATCTAGGTATACTAATGCAAAAAAGGCTTATTATACGCCCTATTGACGCTGTCTACCATTCACAATTAAACTAAATTGGTGTGCCCAATCTTGCCAATTATCAAATAATTCTGGGTTGGGGAGTGGGTAACTGGAAAATACTGGTAGTTGAGCCATATTATTTGCTGTATGCTTCCAATTAGCTTCATCCGTATGTGGTATGGGTTGACCACTATAAAACAAAATAATATTCCCATTAAAATCATTCCACGTTGAATATGCTGGAATATATGGAAAATACTGATTAAATCGCGTAACTGAAGCGCTATTAGCCATTATGGCCTTTCGTCACCGAACTCAGCAGTCACTAATAATCGACCCATTTCATAATTACCATCAACTTCATTAGAAGCAAATTGAAGTCTATTTTCACGATTCTCTACACGTAAGTCAATCTTATCTGTACTTGTTGTAATAGTATAAGGACCTGAATTAGATATAGGACCATTGGCAAAAGGCTTACCAATAATGTTCATGGTTAAATTACCACCTTGCACAAAGTCTGGTTCAATACGTCTTAAATGCATACGTCTATTAATACCTGGCGTACCTTGACCTGATGGTGATCCACCAACCCAGCTTAAATCGCATGTCGTAAAACTTGCTGGAATTGCTGATTCCGTAGTGAATGATACCTTATTTAAACCAACCTCATGTTGCCAAATTGCATATCCACCACTAATAGAATAAAATACTGTATTGGCTGCAGGTGATCCACCAGTGATAGGACCATTTACAGTAATAAGTGTAACACCGCCGGTTGCTTCTAATGTTGTATTAAAAATATGTATGCTAGTATTAATTTGATACTTAGCAGCGGCTGTATTTGAGTTACTAAAAGTTACATAACTACCAGGTACAAATGTTGTAGTTACATCTCCCAATGTATAAAATTGAGAAGTTGTTGGGGCTGATTGTCCTGATGGGGTAGCGCTTACTGTATAGGCTCGACTATAACTTACATTGTAATTCCAATCACCCCAAATAGGTGTTGGGAAAACTTCTGTGGTGTATCCTGATGATCTTTGAGCACCCTCTGCCTGACCAGCATCATACCAAATCTTATCTTTTGTATTGTAGATAATAGCATCAGTACATTCTGTATTTGTGCCACGTGGATAGAAGAACCAGATCTCATTGTATCTTGGTACTTTTGTAGCCCATACTTTTTGGCGTTGTGTAAAATTTAAATTATTAAACAGCCAGTTTACATTCTTGTCATTTGGTAATACTTGAACAACACCATTGTATACATAGAATCGGTCAACACCCATCCAGTAATAAGCGCCATCCATTTCAACCACAGCGCTGGATGACATAATAGATATTTCACTTGACACAATGTCGTACTGCCAATATGTAGGTGGATTATTAACAAATGACACACGAATCAAACTATCAGTTGCCCAAAATAATCCTGATGGTGCTACGGTACCGCCACGGATTGGCATACCTTTAACTATCTTACCAGCCGCTAAGTTGACCTGATTGGCAAGTGGGCCATTCCAGTCTGTGAGTACTTGATTATTATAGACAGAACTTACATGGTTATTAGCAATGTATCCGTTCTCGCCATAAACAAATATAAATGGGTGAAGCACACAAACTCCACCATTTACTGAAATAGGTTGAAATGTAGGTGCTGTTCCGCTTGTATCGGCAAGAACAGTAAACGTCCATTGATTAGATGAATTAGGTACAGTGGATCCAACATAAACAGGTGATGGAGTACCATTATCAATGTTAGCTAAGTTAAGACCGGGGTGGGCTAATAGATTTAATGTACCACCTTGTACATTGTATTGATAATCAAATTGCCACAATAAATTTGCGCTTGGCGCAAAACTAACGTTATCTAACCACACATTTGAGACAGAATTTGCGCCTCCCGCAATAGGCGTTGTTAGTGTGACTGTAGTTGTATTAGATACGTTATTGTAAGAACTTGTAGAAACACTATATGTAACTGGATTAGTATTTTGATTGAAAATAACTGTAGCACCAGTATTAAATACAGAAGTTAAACTTTGAGCATTACCATTAGAAGCTGTATAAGATATGGTAAATGTATTTGAGGTATTGTTTGCAACAGCAAATTGAGAATAACCTGCTTCTAATAATGCACTAAACGGACCCGCACCAGATCCGAAGTTTTGACCTGTTGCAAAAACATCTAAACCATTTTTATTTCCTGCAAATACATAGTTAACCCCATTATAGGAGTTCATCACCATGCCACGAGGCACACCATTAAATGTAGCAAAAAGCTGAGTGTAACCGCCTATTTTTTTAGGGCGACCACGTTGAAATCTATTCCAAACGCCATCAGTACATTCTTTAGATTCAAATATAGTACCGTCTCGTTTAACACCTGGATCAACAACTAATGTATAGACTTGACTATACTGTTGAGGTGTTTGAGATTCTTGCTGTTGATCAGCCACTTAGAATACTCCGCCAGTAATTCCGCCTACTGCTGTTAATGTTCCAGTAGCTGTTACTGAGGCTGGTGTGCTAATTTGAGGAGATAATGTATTAGTATTATTAAATAACATAATTTCATTACCATTTGCAGTAACACCTAAAATACTGGTTCCTGCTAAATAAAGACCTGTTGTCGTATCATTAATAAATGAAAATGATGGGACAGCTGCGGATCCATTAGGTGCAAAAAGAGACGACACCGTGGATTGTGTAATAATAAAGAATACACCACCATCAGTAACTAAAGATACAACTTGCCCTGGAGTCAATGTAATGTTTGGAGATGAGCTTCCAGATATTGCAAATTTAAGATTATAAGATGGTGTCGTTGTATCATTAATCAATACATAGAACTGTGTAATATTTGGTAATGTAACAGTAAGCGTTGATGTTCTTGTATTGGCTAAATTAACATACGTTTGAATCATTGGAGCACTAGCAACTAAACTATATGCATTACCACTAATACTATCTACGTCATAAGATGCAGCAGATAAAGTAATGTTTGTAGGAGATGTCCAACCTACAGTAAAGAAGTTATTTGAGTTAGCATCAAATATAATCATTCCAGAATCACCTGGATTGGTCACTATGTTTGATACGCCATTAATGGTAGATGGACTATTTGGTAAAATGGTAAGAGATCCTGTACCATTGTTTCTAAAATTAGCATACCATCCTGGTGTGATTGATGCGTAAGAAGGTAGTGTAAATGTACCAGCGCCTGCAGTCCAAACATAAGTTGATGCACGGCTATTATTAGTAAGTGTGGTATTAATGGATACTTGAACAATATTATCTGATGTTGTAAGTAATCCATTAACTGTTGTAGATAATCCAAAGCCAGCTAAACTAGAAGCACTTGCTGCAGACATACCAGCACCAAACGTGATTGTACCCCAAACACCGTTTGCTGATGAGTTATCTGTTAAATAGAAATATTGTGATATACCAGCATTAACTGTTGTTGAATTACCACCACCAAAATTAGTAACAGTAAATGCAACATTACCAGTATTACGAATAAGTACATCAGTTCCAACTGTACCTTGATCTGCTTCTGGGAGAGCTAATGATAAAGAACTAGCATTAGCAGAACAATCCATAATACGCGCAATTGCAGTTTCACCTAATTCGGCATTAGCAATCGATGGCCAATAGAGTGGAGTATTAACTGAAAAACTTAGCGCTTCGTATGAAACGTCTGTTGGTTGAACAACGGTTCCAGTAAATGGTGAGGTATAGATAGGTGTGGTCATGTTTAAGGCTCTTGAATAGATGTGTTACGATCAATACGACGTGCATTATCTTCTTTCTTAAGCGCAGCTAATGAGTCGTCATAATATTGTTTCCAAATAGGTAATTTATCAAGTGCTTTCAAATAACCTTGCGCTTGCAATAAAGTACCAAATAACATCGCTTGAGGACACTCGCGAGTAAATAAATTTTGCTGATTAGATGAATCTAATGGTTGAATTAAACTATAATAAGTAATTTCAACTGGATAGGATTGATCTGGATATGGTGCAAAAGCCCAATTATTATAATCATAATCAGCATAGTATAATGGTTGACCACTAGAAGATTCATTTTGATATTGTGCTACATAATCTTGTGAGCGTAGTAAGATAGGTTGTCCATTAACTTTCATGGATACAGTTTTACGCCATCTTGCTGGTTTATTAAGCACCACTTGATTTGTAGCTAATGATGTCTCTACAACAACAAGTTGCAAGAATGTTTTAAGTTCTGCAGCGATTGCAGATTCTGCTAATCCAATTAAATTAGGAATTTGCGCCACGAATTGTGCATCGTCACGCTCCATGTAATTAATTACATCAGCAACTAAATTGTCGTAGGTTTGTACGTATGCGCCTGTCATTATCTAGTGTAGTAACTTATGTTAGGTTGGAAATAGATTGGAGACTTATCACGATCTTCTTCTTCAGCTTGTTGACGCATATCAAGCGCAATTTTTTCTAAGTACTGAATACGTGCTAAATCAGTGCCAGGTAACTGCATTGATAATTTGTGTGATAGTGCAGATTGAATATAAGGCACCCAACGATCAGGTAAATAAAGTTGATTTGTTAAACTACCCACATCTTGAGGTTGCATTTCCAAAATCATTTGGAATGCTTGGTAGTTATTGTTAGGCACTGGCCATAGATACATTTGTGGATCAACCTGACGGTTAAACCAGAATTGTAATGATCTTTGGCTTGGAAATTGTTTATTTGGTAAATCAAAATAATCAGTTCTATTTAAACGAGCCAATGGAATGACTTGTTGTGATTGTGCAAATTGAATAGCACGAAGTGAGAATGTAGAACTTGTATTACGATTCTTTAAACGATAGTAATAGAACTGTTGTGTTGCATTAATAGTAATGTAAGACCACTCATAATCGTTTAATGTGACTTCTGGAAATGACTGCCAAGTTTCCCAATTAACGCCATCATTACTTACTTGGAAATCTAAATCATAAGTTGTTGGACCATTAGGAGAATAGGCATTAAATCCTGCATAGAAAACACGTGTTTGGTTTGAGTAAGCAGCACCAAACCAGTTTTCTGATAGTGTGGATGTTGCATGTTGACTTAAATCTGCGTTACCATTTTGATCAAATAAACTAGGTGCTCCTGTATTATCAGAAGGGAGTGCCTGAGAGATGGTTGGATTAACAATGTAGATCCAGTTTGCCTCGAGTACATCGACGCAATTTTTTGGCATGTTTAAATATTGTTGATTGGTTTGTGCACCAAGTACTACAATCTGTTGTAACCAAATATTAATACCACGGTTAACAGAGTTTTGAAGGATATAGAAAAGTGCTTGTTTACCGGCGTTGACATACTCAGGCGTCATTTCTTCTGCCTGTTTGCCAGCATCACGATAAGCGTACGATATCAGTTGGTCAACTGTTATCTTAGTTTGATCATAGGTACCTGAGTACGCCAAGATTATCTCCCGCGACCAGCAGCTTTACGCATAGGCTTACTAGCAAAGGATCGACCTTTATCAGCCTTGGCAAACTCCTTACCTACTTTTTGTGGAATCCCTACTTTTTTTGCAAAAGCTGGAGAGTGTGCTACACCCTCCATGAGATTATGTTGTGCTTTTGATTTACTTGGCATTCTTAGTCTCCAGTGTGTGAAAACATGCCACGTTTAGTCATGTTTGCAATAGTTGCATCAATTTGCTCTTTTGTATATGGGCTAGTTGCAGGAGTGTTAGTCTGCATGTTTTGATAACTTTGCGGATTATTCATCGTCGCAGTATTTGGATTTCTGTTATCATAAACAGGAGGCTGTCCTCTATATACAGGTTGAGTATATTGATTTTGCATCTTTTGTATTTGTTGCATGTATTGATTTTTTAATTGCAATGCTCCAGCTGGATCAGTTTTAGATTGATTAATAATCGCTTGCTGAATTGATGGAGGAAGCGCTGGACTAATTAAATTTCCAGTTGATGAGCCGTCGGCCATGTGCTTAATATGTCCGCCGGCTTTAGCTTTTTTTGATGCGTGACCGCCTTTTTTAAAAAAGTCAGAAGCTTTAGGTTTAGCACCTGCAGATTCTGCATTAGCTTTTTTATCGCCTGTTGGTGGAACTTTATTAATTTTGTCTTCATCACCAGCTGGTTTTGATTTTTCTTTTTCTACATCAGAACCTGCTGAGTATTTACCAATCTTGCCACCTTTTTTAGCTTCTACTTTCTTTTCTGTAGATGGCTCTGTGGATGGTTCTACTGAACCGCCTTTTTTGTATTTACCACCGCTGCACATTGCCTTGCCGCCTTTTTTCATAGCAGCAGATTTAGCGTCAGCTTTCTTGTCGCCAGTAGCTTTAATTTTTTTGATTTCATCTAAGTCGCCAGATTTTTTGTGCATCTCGATTGCACCGCCAGCTTTATATTTTTTAACTGTGCCTTCTTTTTTCTTATCACGGCCACCTTTTTTGAGCTTGATTTCTGTTGGCTCTTTTTTGTGTTCAGCTTCGTCGTGTTGTTTGAATGCTTTTTTGATTAGAGCTTTATCTTGAGCAATGTCACCACCTTCTTTGTGATGTTTAGCTTTGCCGCCCTTTTTCATGATATTGATGTGACCGCCCTCTTTGTAGCATGGCATGTCAGATTTCATTTTTGTATTACTTTTAAATCCGTCCATTTTGGTTCCTATAGGTTAAAATTGATAAAATTAGGATGATCAGTCCTTAGCTCTACTAATGCACAAAAGCCACTTTTTTCGCCCCATGGAGGAATAATTCGCGCTCCCTGTAACGTCTAGCTTCTAGTATGGCAGGCTTATTCCAAAGTAACATGGCATCAGCCGCACCATGGAAATTGTGGTTTCTGATGTTTCTAATAACCGTTGACTTTTTAAAGTTGTCAACGCCAATATTAAAGCAAAAACTTAAGAGTGCCTCGTATTGGTATGTAGTTAATTCGTAGGGTGACGTCTCCTCCACTGCAGTGCTACAGGACTTTATATCCTGCCTAAAGAGCTGTAATACCTCGGCATCCGTGAGCGTCTTATGTTTAAGGTGATCCTCATCTTTTTTAATGAGGTGACCAATACCAATGGTAAGTTTACCTTGGCTGTCTCGGTAGGCTTCATTTCTAAAGCCTTCCTCTTTTGATAATAGAATAACCTGATTGGCTACCTTTGAAAGATCCATTTCCAACTTGGTATGGTTCACTTGCTCCGTATTGCACGTGATCGAAAAAAGTGTGAGCAATCCTGCAAGTATAAATACTTTGTTCATGATTAATCCTTTCTCTGCGTATGTTACCGCAAATTAATGATTCTATGTTAGATTTTTGGGAAAACTAAGCTAGAAAAGCCCAGAATAAGAAGAGAGAATTGTTCATATTTAACCTCCTAAGAACAGTTGTTTTTCGTCATTTCGACGGGTGACGAGACCCTTGATGATTTTACCACCAGCCCTGACGTACTTCGTGAATTCCTCCGCAGCGCCCTTTTTATCATTTCTAAGGATCTTTTGACGGAGGGTTGATCGCTGTAGTACCCCAAGACCAAGATTGAAGCTAAAACTAATAAGAGCATCAAATTCGCCTTGTGTAAGTTGCACAGGACAGAACTTTGACACTCCCTGCTCAAATCGAGCCAAATCTTTTCGAAGAATCCCATCTACTTCCTCCATAGTGAAAACTTTATTCCATTCTGGCGGTAGGGATTTACCATCACCAATAAGGTGTCCTACGCCAACAGTCCAAAGTTTAACACAATCTTGGTACGGTTTCAAGCGTACACCTTCGTGATGTTTAATT